GTATCCTATTGGTTGGACGAGCCTCGAGGAGTCCCAAGAATAATTGTAGATCAGAAAGATAGAGCCAACAGACTCAAGGCATTGGGTAATGCGATAGTCCCCCAAAATGCAATGTTAATCGGATTAGCAATCAAGAAGGAGATTGAGAATGATAGATCTTAAATTATTGAAAGCAGTCGTCAAACAAATTCAACAAGATGCAGATGATGGAGATTATACTGCAATAGAGGATTTGTTAAAAGACATACCTAAAAAAAGATTGGTAGGTTTTTTAGAGTTAGGAATATTTAAAGAGGACGGAGAATAAAAATGGAACTCAATGAATATCAGAAAGGTTGGCGATATCTTGTTTGGGTTGGTGGTGTTGATGATGCTTTTGTCCACTACCAAGATGCTTTGGATAGTTACAATAGTTGGACTAAACAAGGTTATGATGATGTCATTTTATCTAAATTAAAAGAAGATGATACAGAAGAAATTATCATAAATGCAAACTATCAAGAACCAAGAGGAGATTGAAAATGGAAGATAAAAAAGTAATTGAGAAAATAAAAGAATGGTTAGAAAACGATATTGCATCAGAAGATATACCAAGTGCAGTTCGTATTAATAGTCAAGCTCTACTAGAATATATAAACAATTGGCAAAAGGGTTGACTTCTCAATAATGTTTGATCTATGTTTGAGATGCACGGAGCAATATCGGGAATTGCTACTTACCCAGGTCGGAGAGAGACCTCGCCCTTTCACTCTCTTCGACCACTTTATATTCGCCCTCAAATGCAGAGGGATAATTCTTTCTTATTTCTGCAAGACGACCAACAATTTCTTCACGAGAGAGTTTGTCTAGGTTATGAGTTACATTTGTTTCCCTACGATCAATCGCAAGACCTCCAAGTGCAGATCTTATCTTCTCTGCATTGACGGCTGCAGAGAACTGACCAGATTCTTCTGCACCTCTGGAGAGATCTGCAAACCTTTTCATCTGACCCATCAGAGATACTCCATATTTCCTTTCGTAATTTTCACGGAGTTCTTTGATGTGGTCCACTACAAGAGGAAAATCTCTGCCATTGAGAAGCAAACTCGCAGTCTTTCTTGCTTGACCTTCAGAATAACCTGCTTGTCTAGCACATTCAGAATTAGAATGAGTTCCTTCTACAATAAGTTTAGCAAAAGTTTTTTGTCTATTAGTCAATGGCATGACCCCATAGTAGAGTTTCTCCCATATTTTATCAATAAAAAAAGGAAAAAAAATGACGCGGTCGGCTTTAAAGTGTAACATCTGTAACCAAAGTGTAACCAACACCTGTAAGCATACCAAGGGTTTGAACCCATTGGTTACAAGGTTACACTAGTTACACCTATTTTTAAAAAATTTTTATAAACAAAAAAATATGACAGAAACTATATGTGTAAGCAATTAAGATAAAAAAAGTTATTATGCCTCTTGACTTATTTAATCCCATACATTAGGTATATATAAGTATTAATAATTAATAATAGGAGATATTATGGGAAAAGTAAAAGCACTTTGGGAAGATAGTATCGACAAAGAAGTCGGAGACTATGTTGATGGTATTATTCCAAGAGATCAAGTAAGTGAAGATGCAGAAGAAGTTTATGATCTTGATAACGAAGATGTAAGCTACAAATCTTT